TGAATATTATACGTTTAGTTACGAGTGTCAGCAAGCATGATAGAAAGATTTATCATACAAGAAGGTTTATATGACCCAGGTATCTTCAAGGCATTTTTTCTTGCAGGTGGTCCTGGTTCAGGCAAGTCATATGTGACAAGTAGGATAACACCTGGTCTTGGTTTGAAAAATGTTAATTCAGATACCGCTTTTGAAAACGCATTAAAGAAAGCAGGTTTATCTTTAGATATGCCAGCAAGTCAAGAAAAAGAGAGAGACGAAATAAGAGCAAGGTCTAAAAGTTTAACAGCAAAAAGATTAGACTTATATATTATGGGTAGATTAGGTTTAGTTATTGACAGTACAGCTAGAGACGTAAATAAAATAGAAACAGGTTTAAGTGCATTAAAAAGATTAGGTTATGATTGTTACATGATATTTGTAAATACAAGTTTAGATGTTGCATTGGCTAGAAATGCTTCTAGAGATAGAACAGTACCAGCAGATATCGTAAAGAAAAGTCATAAACAGATACAACAAAATATGGGTAGACTACAAAGAATGTTTGGTATGAAAAATTTTATTGTAATTGATAATAATAAAGCAAATGAAAATGTGCTTGATAAATCTTATAAGATGGTTAGAAAGATTGTAAAAAGACCTATAGGTAATCATGTTGCAAAAATGTGGTTAAGAAAAGAATTAGAAAAAAGACAAGTAAGAGAAGATATCAACATACCAATCAAAGTTGGTGATGTTGTAAAAGGTGGTAAGTTTAAAAATAAATCTATCAAAGTAAAAAAGATAGGCAAGAATGAAAAAGGTGATATTACAATAAATGATAAACCATTATTAAAAGTAAGGATACCAAATGAAAACGATTAGTGAATTACTAAAAAAGAATACAGGTAGATCAAAACCTGTCGTGTTTGCTTTTGGTAGATTAAACCCACCTACAATTGGACACCAAAAACTTATAGAGAGAGTTATTACTATAGCAAAAAGGGTTAAAGGCCTACCTGTGTTATATGTAAGTGCAAGTCAGGATAAAAGAAAAAATCCATTGACAGTAAAACAAAAAGTGGAATACTTAAAAAAAGTTTATCCACGTGGCATAAAAATATTACCGGCAGTTGGAAGTGAACGTACATTCATGGAAATATTGAAAAATAGATTTGATAAAAAATTTACAGATGTTTATATGATTGCAGGTAGTGATAGAGTTGCTGAATTTAAAAGGCTAATTAAACAGTATAACGGTAAGGACTATAATTTTGATACAACGGAAGTCGTAAGTGCGGGTGAAAGAGACCCAGACGCTACTGGCGCTACAGGAATGAGTGCTAGTAAGATGAGAGATTTTGCAATGAACAATGACTATACAAGTTTCAAACAAGGACTTATTAGAGGCACCAAGGAGAAGGACGCTATGAAATTATTTAAAGACTTAAAAAAAGGTATGGGAGTGAATGAAGCGATGGCACCAGAAGATGATGAATTAAGAATGATAAGAGAAAATTATCATAACAACGATATATTCAATATGGGTGATATGGTAGAAAACAATAACAATGGAAATGTTGGTAAGATTATTAAACGTGGACCAAATTATGTACAATATGAAATGGAAGATGGTGGTGTAGAAAAAGCATGGTTAAATGAAATCACACCAGCAAACAATATTGATAGTGAATTACAAGTTGAAGATGTTGATAAAAAGAAATTAGTATTACAAAAGAATGCTAAAGAATTAAAATCATTTAAATCTTTTGAAGAGGAAATCAATTCAGCTAAAGACGCACAGAAAAAAGGTGTTGAAGATGAACAAGATGAAACTGAAAAAGATGAGAAGAAAGATAAGAAAAGAAAATTACCTATCGAAACACCAGGTCAACCAAAGATTGCAAATGTAGATACTTGGTCACAAGGACCAGACCAAGCAGACCAGATTAAAACTATGAGAACATTTAACATTAAAACACCTGGTCAAGTGAGAGACTATGGAACATTAGTTGGTAAACGTAAGTTTCAAAAGTTCGAAGAAGTTGATATTGAAGAAGGTATCAAGCCATATGTTTCTATGTTGAAAAAAGATGTTGGTGGTAGAAAAAAAATGCATTATAGAGTTTTGGATAAAGATGAAAAAGAAATATTTGTAACACTTGATAAGAGTAAGGCTGATAAATTTTTAAAGAAAAACTTTAATAAATTGCGTGCTGGTTCAATGAAACCTATCAAAGAAGATACAATTGAAGAAAAAGGTTTATGGCACAATATTCACATGAAAAGAAAGCGTGGCGAGAAGATGAGAAAGAAAGGTGAGAAAGGCGCACCTACTCCTCAACAAATGGCAAGAGCTAAAGCTGCAAGTGAAGATCCAGAAGTAAGACAAGATCCAGATGTAAAAGATAAGAAAGGCACACAACCTGCTAAGTATTATGCTGGTAAAATGTCAAAATCTACAAAGTCAGCTAGAGACGCACACTTTAAAAAAGGCACAAAGATGGATGATGACAATCCTGCTGCATACAAACCAGCACCAGGTGACGCTAGTGGAAAAACTAAACCTTCTAAACATACACTTGCTTTTAAGAAAAAGTTTGGTGAAGATGTGAAAGAAGAAATACAAGATATTAAATCATGGTCAGAGTTAGACGAAACAATCGAACAATACAAAGATGAGTATGGTACGGATTATAGAATTAAACTAGACCAAACTGTATCTGAAATGTTAGACGAGTTGTTATCAGAAAATGAAGGTGTAAAAAAGAAAGCAGCAAAATCTGGTATGCCATATGGTGTATTAATGAAAGTATATAACAGAGGTATGGCTGCATGGCGAACAGGTCATAGACCTGGCACTACTCCACAACAATGGGGTATGGCAAGGGTTAACAGCTTTGTCACTAAATCAAGTGGTACTTGGGGTAAGGCAGACAAAGATTTAGCAGCGAAAGTAAGAGGTAAGTAATGGATAAAGTAAAATCAATGAAAGAAGTTGAAAGAATAGACGCTATCTGTGAAGAACAGTTTAAAGACTTGCCTATTACAGAAGCAGAATATCAAGGTAAAAAAGTAAAACTAAACGATCCTATTCGTGGCGGTTCAAAGAAATTTTATGTATATGTAAAAGACGGCGATAAAGTCAAGAAGGTATCGTTTGGTGATACGACAGGACTATCTATTAAGAGAGACGATCCTGCCAGACGTAAATCATTTAGAGCAAGACATAATTGTGATAATCCAGGACCAAAGACAAAAGCAAGATACTGGTCATGTTATCAATGGCGTGCCAATGCTCCAGTTGATAATTAGTATAAATAGTACACGGAGAGAAAAATGAAGTATAATAAACCAATGGCACAAGTTCTAGCAGAAATGCAAGAACAACAATTAGTTGAAGATTATATTGATAGTGTCTTATCTTTAGATGAGGAACAATTTAATGAATACTATGATAGTTTAAGTCAAGAACAACAAGAAGAATTAAACGAAATCATAGGTAAAGTTGCAAAAGGTCTAGGTAAGATTGCAGTATCTCCTATTACTTTACCATATAAAGTTGGTAAGGCTGCAGTTAAGGGTGTTGCAAGAGCAGTAACTTCTAAACCTGCAAAAGCAGCAGGTAGTATGGCTGCCAAAGGCGCGGCCGCTGCTGGTAAAGGTGCAGTTGCAGGAATTAAGAAACTTGCAAAAAGACTTTCAACAACAGGTCGAGCAGACGCTGCTGCAAAAAAAGCAGACGCAATCGCAAAGAGAACAGCAGAAAGAGAAAGACTTGCTAAAGAAAAAGAAAGATTAGCAAAAGAAAGAGAACGTGCTAAGAAATCTGGTAGAGCAGATCAAAGACAAGCTGTTGCAGATAGACAAAAAGAACTAGATAAAGAAGCAGAAAAGACAAGAGACGCACAGAAAAAAGAAATAGAAAGAGAAGCATTAGATAAAGAAGACGAACCAGCAGTAAAAGACTTAATTAAGAATTTACGAAAAGGTAGTAAGACACACGCAAAACAAGCAGACGATTTAGAAAAAGATTTAAAAGATGAGTTTGAACCATTAGTAGAATTTACATCTTCACAGATTTCTAGACTAAAAAAAGAGTATGAACCATTTAGAGGTAAGGATAGAGTAAGTCCTCAAAAGTTTAATAGGTTACGAGGTATAATGAAAAGATTTACAAAGAAACAATTATTGCAAATTGTAAAAGCAGACATACCTATTTTATCATCAGGTGCAAAAGCAAGTCTAGTGTTAAATCATGGAATGAAATACGCTTCAATACCAGAAGACTTTATTCCTTACATGGAAATATTCGCTGATGATAATAAAGAATTAAGCGAACAAAAAAAAGGTAAGTTTAAAGAAGTTGATCCTAAAGTGATTGACAGAATAGAAAAGATGATGAGAGGTACTAGAAAAGAAAAAGATAGTATCGCTAACATGTTAAATTATTTCATGCCACCAGAAGTTGTGGACATGGTAAGATATAAATTAAAGATAGTGCCTAAAAGAGGCAAGATTAAATTTTAAGGGAGACTAAAATGAGTGAAAAGAAAACATTAGGTTGGAATCCTACATACTTTGGAGAACCAAAGAAAGGATCACTAGCCGCAGTAATAGCAGATGTTACTGAAAAACAAAATGCTGTAGTAGGCGAGAAACCAGAAGTACAATCAAGTGCTGCTGTTCAAGCAAAAGAAAAACAAAAACAAGAAGCAATGAATCCTGCACAACAGGCTGCAATCGCTATCGACATGAAGAAAAAAGGTAAGAAACCAAAGAATGAAGATGACGCTGCAGACATGAGAGATAAAAATAAAAAAGACGCTAAAGGTGAGAAAGACGCTGTAAAAGTTCATGGCGAAGACCTAAATGCTGAAATAGAAAAAGCAAAGATGGGTAAAGTAAAATCTTTAGTTGATACAATCAAAGATATGTTTTATAGTACAGAGGCTTTAGATAAAGATGATACACCAGATGTTAAAGATGTGGTTAAAGGTCTAAAAAAAGCACAAGGATTACATAAAAAACAAGCAGATACTCTTATGAAACAAATTGATGATGAAGGAAACGCATTTGGAAAAGCAGTAATGGCTGCAAAAGAAAAAGGCGAAAAAGAATTTGTCTTCGCAGGTAAGAAGTATAATGTTGAGCAAGAAATGGATAAAGTTAATCCAGTTGCAGTAAAAAAGAAATTTAAAGATAGAAAAGACAAAGACATTGATAATGATGGCGATGTTGATGATAGCGATAGATTTCTACACAAAAGAAGAAAAGCAATTAGTAAGGCAGTAGCAAAGTAAATGAAATACTCCGCTCTGGCGGAGACTATTCAAGGAATAACACTAGTCCAAGAAGCAGATAGTCTCCCTACTATTTACTGTGATATGGATGGTGTCTTATGTGACTTTAGACAAGGCATAACTAATATGTTTAAACTAAAGTCTAAAGATCCTAGTATGCCTGGTCCTATGCAGACCGCAGGTTACTCAGATGTTGATGATTGGGCAAAGGCTCCAAACACAGCACCTAAATGGGAACCTATACAAAATTATCCTATGTTCTGGCCTACATTACCGTGGACTAGAGATGGACAAAAGTTATGGTTCTTTATTCGTCAGTTTAATCCACATATACTATCAGCAGTTACACCTTTCGATAAAAATTGTATCAAAGGAAAACAGTTGTGGATAAAGAGAAATCTACGATTAACGGACGCAAGTAGAATACATTTAGTTCGTAGAACAGAAAAAAGAGTTTATGCGAATGGTAATGTTCTAATTGATGATTATGGAAAAAATGTGAAAGAATGGAAACAAAATAAAGGTATGCCTATCAAATATAGTTCAGCAAATCAAACTATTGCTGCTCTAAGAAAGATTGGTTATAAATAGTTACAGTTATATAACTAAACAAACTT